TGATCGCCACAATATGATCTATACCGCACCGTACCTTGATAAATTTATTATCTTTGAACACGTGTGTAAATTTCCCGAATTTATGACGTCTATCCAACATACCAGAAACGTACAATTCACCGTTCACACCTATGGCACCGCTAAGAAAATAGCCAATGCTTATATCCCTGCACCTCAGTTCCTTTATATGGCTTAGGGCATAATAACACCCATCTTCCAGGCCCAAGCTATATGTTGTGCTTTTACCACATACATAGACACTATGATCTTCCATTATCACCGCTGTACTGAACGGCCCGGCGGATACTCTGATGACTCCGGTCTCGACTTCAAACTCTTACCGTAAAGTATATTGCCGTCGGTGGTCACGATGTGTCCATATCCATGCGCTCTAGTACGACCTACAATTGCCGTTGTATATTTATCCGACATTTCAATAAGCTGAAAGCTGTCTTCTAACCCCGTGTATTCTCTGCGTTTCTGAATATCCGATCTTTCCTTCTCTTGTTGCCTACGTAACTTGTTGCGGTCGCGTATAAACTTCTTGCCGTTTATTTCCGTCCAGTCATGATCGGGCGGCACCACACCATCTATGCTTTCTTTCCAGTCTGAGCTACCACTGCGCTGCAGATCGGCCCATGCTTTTAGCATGACATCATCACCAAAGGCCATCCAAAAAAGTTTGGCTTGCTCGATTCTATCCCTTTTCATACACACTCCCATTCATACCGCGTTTGATCTGCCAATCCATAGTATACAGCATCATCGAAATAACCGCGATCTGCGTAAAAAAACAAATCATCATCCTCCTCGCCGGTGGCAAAATAGCAATCATAATTTTCGCACAGAGCTTCTCCCGACATCTTACTGTTGATCCAATTGGTTGTGGCGATTCGTGTACCACGATTCAATTTTAAAAAGGCCGGCTGGTACCAATAGAAATAACTGGACAAACAGATATCAGGCTGCGATACCCACCTATCGATACCAATCAACCACTCAAAAAAGTGGAGATACCATTTGTACCATCCAAATTCACGCCACTGGTGTGCATCAGTCAAGTCGGATCGTATCTGAGACTTAACAATACACCACTCTGCACCGTAAGCTGTCCATGCGTAAAAACCATTGTGCAATGAATGTGTTGTTGTCCCAATAGAAGCTGCTCCTTTCTCAACCCATGCACTGTCATTCAATATCCTTACAGTGAAATCTGCAGTATTCCCGCATACGTCTTCAACCTCCAGCGTGAACCAGCCGCACGTGGCTTCAAGTATCTCAACATAGCCGGTTTGGGTGTTTAAATTTACATCCTTCGTTGTGTTCAGTTCTTTAATACGCCAAACATATGGTTCACAGCCGTCACTCGCTGTATACTGCCATCCACCCGGAGTTGTAATTTCTTCATCACCGGAAACAGAGGGGTTTGTATAATCATCATCCCAACAACAATCGTCGCAATCATAGCGCTCATCGAATTGTACTTTTATTTCGGTCAATGCATCCACGGTGCTACCACGCGTCAGCTGAGGCGGCTCAAGCATATAATCAAGTGTGATCCGCGGCAATGATCCTACATCTTCGCCGCCTCTGAACAACATTGCTTTCAATTTGCCCTGTGTCGTCCACTTTAATGCCCCCTCTATGTGTCTCAAAATCGTCTCTACATATGTAATGGCATTCGTGTGTTGATCCAACAACAATCCCAGGCCGAAATTTTCATTATATAATGTATCGGCCATATCGCTGAAACTGTCCTCATCGATGTAATCCTTATTCATACCGCAAAAATCGGGACTTGTCAGTATATACCAGATCATATGCGCAGGGTTGATCTCGTATGTGTTGACGATCCCGTATGGGTTATTAAGCGATATCTCGGGATTCTTCCTGACCACAAAACTGTAGCTAGGAACACGATTATAATCTCCTAGCCAGCAATCATAGAACAGCGCATAGCATAAATGTCTATAGGGAATATTTATTTGACCTTCATCAAGCCATTCGTCTATCGGCGGGGGTTGTTGAGTGTCCGTACCAAAGTAGAAATAAACAGTTCCGATATTCGGAACGTCGATCTGTGCATAATCACCATACTCGGCGCGCGTTACACCCGGCGTTCCCGACCACACACACTCCTCGTCCCTATAGATTGCCAGCAACTCGTCTACCGGGCCTACAGCCACCCCCATAATCCATGTAAGATAATATTCATAATGGTAGGTAGTGCCGGAATCTGATGTCGTACCGCCGGTTGTGCCTCCCTTACCTCCTTCTATCGTCACAGAACTGCCAGAATTCTCATCCTCGACTTCGACACTCCTGTTATTTCCATACCATAGATAAAAGCCGGTTATTTTTGCAGTGCCAAGCAAATCGGTAACCAGCTTTCCCTCCTGTGACGAGGGGACATCCAACTTCATGGGGTCTTGTGTGGAATCAATAGAGGGATAATCGGCCTCTAGGGGATCAATAACACTACCTATTCCACCGCCTATGGTCAGTCCGAGCACGGCTCCTTTCAAGGCTCCAGGAACAGAGCCGACGAAGAAACCTATAACGGCTCCCACGACGGCTCCAAGAATACTTCCTATAGAAGTGCCACTGCTCATGCTGCTACTACCCTAAAGGCGTGAGTTACACGTTTGCTCCACATTCTGTCACATACATGACTGGCCTGAACGCCTATTTTGGTTATGGCGTGCCATACACGGCTCCCGTAGTAAATACCGCCATGGCTATCTACCCGGCCGTATTTCATTATGATGATATCGCCCTCTAACGGCTCATTAGGATTTACTCGCCTAACTCGCGGACGCACGATAGGATGTGTCATAAACGTTTTCAGTAAAAGTTCCTCCTCGCGATGCAGATGCCAGTCAGGCGGATAATACGGGATCTTTATTTGTCTTGGGGCCACAACTCCAAGCTCCTCGTATACGCGCAATACAAAATGAATGCAGTCAACCCCTTTTTTCTTGACGCCACAGTAATGCCTATACGGTGTATGCTCCCACGATTTCAGGATGTCGCCCAATTTGTCCACCATTTCCGGCCTTGCTTCAAATAACCACTCCGACATGTCTTACTTTCCCTCCTTAGTAATCTGACCAGGCAGAAGGATTATCTTCCGGTATATATGGATGACCACCAAAATTAAGCACGTTGTCATACTTATCCCTGCAGGTTTCTATCGCACCATCGCAGCCTGGATAGATATTGATGGCTTCCCCTGTACCCAATGTAGTTATCGGGTAATTTAATGTTATTTCCTGACCTGAACTGCTGGCGATCATGCGTTTTACAATACCCCATTCCATCCACCCATAAGCATAATAGTCATCCTCTTTCGTATCCATATCCGTTGTTAAAGTATACGACTCCCCACTTGTTATGTTGGTAACAGTGACGGTCTGCAAATACTCACCGGATACCAGCCCACATCGTTCATCGAACACCCGCCAGTTGCAGTTGGCCTGATATCTTATAGTGGGAATAGGCTTCTCCAGGAAATATTCCATCCCGACACATTCACACTGCGCTTCCGGGCCTTGAAACGTAACATTTCTGATCTGCCCTATGAATATGACGGCGCACTCCACTGGCGACTGATCACGAAAAGCTCTTAATACCTCTACCCACACAAGCTCGATGGGATTTGAGGCAATAAATTGAGTTACTGCTTCTTGCAATCCCCAAACAGTGATTGTCAATTTTGGGATTTGCAATTCAACATCCCACTCTATAGCCCCACGCGATATAGGGGCCGGAATATAGTTGTTTCCATTGTAGGCAATTACATAGTCCGCGCTTGTGTAATACCATGCGTTCGACGTATCATCGCCAAGCCAAATTCGGTAAAGCTCTACTGGCTTTCTCTCCTCTGCGGTTTCCTTGGTTATGTAATCATCACTTACATCTTTCACGTTGGATACCCCTTTATCAATTCATTAAAATAAAGCGTGGATTCGGCCACTGTGAGTCCTGCAGGATACGAAAGCTCCAACTCATCAATATCAAATCTCACCATATACAGAAAACAAATCATCTCGACATCGCTAACTTCCAGCGACACACCCAAAGCCTGATCAATTTGGATTTTATTGGTCTGCACCCCGGTCAGCTTTCTACAAAAGCTGTTCCCGTGGCCCTTCCTGTATATATAAATGTATCTGTGAAAAGTGTTCAATTCATCCTGATCAACAATATCATGATTCTCCACGCTCAACCATGTATCACCAACACCGATTCCGCTTGTCAATTTAAATGCAGGCTGAAAACTGGGTAACCAGAATTTACCTCTTCTTCCCCCCATATAGTCAAAAAAATTCGTCAATTCACCTATTCTGTCTACACCCACAACCGAATGAAAAGCCTCCATGCCCCAACAAGGTATCTCCTGATAGGTGTTCTGATAGGTAAAGCCAAAATCACTACCAGTTCTGTACACCTGGATGTTCATCTTCTGTTTGGGGTTGGTAGTCCATGTTGGAAACCAATTAAACACATAGTAGCCATTATATGTCTCAAACATCGACAAAGATGGGTCTGACGGTGTTATAAGCGGTGGGTAGTAGGAATATTCATCACTGTCCGACCAATTAAACGACTCCTGCAGGTCAACCGTTGTTTGGATGATATACGGGGCCACCATGGGCATATCAAATGTATTCTCTATCGTGCAACGCATCACGGGGTATACCTTTGTTCCCGCGGCATAGTATCTTACAGCCGAAGGCCCACCAGCCTGAAATGTGATGCTCGTGGTATCATACGTCTCAACATTTCGCACCATGTAATCTTCTATACTTCCGATAAGTATTGCCTCAAATCTATTTATTTCCCTGTATGCAGCGCTATCGACATAAATAACTGTGTCGCCTATATTGCAATCCGCAGTTAGTGTCATTTCATATATCCAAACAGGAACACCAATAACCTGATGTGAGAACTTTCTTAACATTCTTTCCAGTTTTTGTGCCTTGTAGGGTGATAGTGTTGTTATCCGGTAACTCAGAGAATGCCGCACGATAGAGCTGTAAACACTTCGCTGTTCATCCCCCTTTATCGATCCCAGCACGTTTCCTATATGCCGGCGTGAGAACTTAATCTTTGCGTTTTCCCAATCCGGGGGATACAACAAATAGGCATTGTTTTGCAAATCATCATCGGAGTAGTGCGGAAGCAATAGTCCAGCCATGTCTTATCCTCTTTGCATCAATCGCCTCATACTTTGCGGATCGCTCGCTATGATATTTATTATTGCCTTCTTTCCCCTTGGGCTTGCCAAATAAGAGTCAATGACACGTGGATCGACAATATTGGTGATATAGGTTTCCTGTTTTGCCTGCCCCAATAGTTTCATTTGTTCCTCAGTAAATATTACCTCGCCTTTCTTTGCTATTACGGGAACCTCATCTTGCCTAAGCTGCTGCGCTCTTAAATTAAGCGCTCCGACAACCCCACCGCTGTGCATCACAGGGGCATTTGCAAATACAAGAGGATTGATCAAGCGGTGCAGAGCACGGTCTTTGCCTATGACACCACCCTTATGCCATAATGTAACACCACCCCAATCGGCAACCTCCGATAGATAACTGGAGGATCCCCAATCGAAGCCACCGCCTCCGATTCCCAATATGCTCATTAGGGTCTTCATCAAAATCATCTTCAATATTGTCTGTGTCAACCAACTGAGCATAGATTGAAAAAAATCTTGCGCAGCCTCTTTGGCGCTCTTTGTTCCGCTGATAAAGTCCCATAAGGCGCTGGTCAGTCCATCCGAGAATCGATTGACATATTGTACGGTGGTATCCTGAATGAATTCGCCCCAACTTTGCATGCTCATCTGAACCTGGATAAGCCCTGCTTGGATATTCTCAAATATGCCGCTGGTCAATGCCGCCTTCTTCGAAATATATTCTTCATAACTTATCTCATCCTGGATGTATAATTCCTTAATCACCCTGAAATATTCTTCGCCGGCAACCTTTCCTCTGCGCCACATCTCTTCCATCTTTTGGGCGAGTTCGTTGTAGTGGTCAATCAATCTGTCTTTATATTCAGATTCGGTTATGAAATGAGACTTTAGGCCCTCAGACAAAAGCTCTTTATATTTACCGGTGTAGGCTTTTGTCATGTCCAACTTTTCCTGCCACTGTTTTTTGGCAAGTTCCGTACCCCTTTTCAAATATGCAACTTCGTAGCGCACAAGTTTATCGAGTGCGGATGCAACCTCGGTTATGCTGATCGGCTCACCACTCTCATACAGAGCCTTCAACTCGTTGTAATATTTTTCGTGTATTTCCTTTCGCTGTTTCAGATATTTCAAGTCATACTTAAGGATTGAATCCCAATCTGTGACACCAGCGCTCTTTATAAGATCATATTGACGTTGCAAAAACTCCATCTGAGCTTTTGCCATATCTTCCGACAGCGATTGCTTCAGTATTTG